ACAAATGCCTAAGTATAGGTGTTATTAATCCCGAAGCAGCCATAGTTATTGCCGGTCCTTCTGGTGCTACCTTTAGCGGCGTTGGTATAAACTTAGATATGGGTGCACAACTAAAAATTGGACCCAACGTTTGGTTGACTGATTTAGAGTACGGCGTAGTTGTAGGTAATAATTCTAGGATAATCAATTAATGAACATCTACAATTGTAAAAATGGTTTGTATGCGGAAAAAGCAAACGTTAAGTTTAATAAACCGACATACTACGGAAATATTTCCGATATAGCAGTGAACTTAACAAAAAATACTATTGCTTATGCTGCGGGATTTTCCGGACCGACCGGAAACACTGGAAGCATAAACATTCAAGGTGCCGGTATCGGCATCAACGTTTCTCGCAACAGTGTATTGGACACAAGCTGGTCTAGAATTAGCGGAGTACGTTACGGAGTTGTTGCCGCACAAAACGCTTCTGTGCAAGTTTTGAATACACCGATTAGTCGGCGCAGTTCAATTTCAAATAATTTAGAAACCGTGGGGGTATATGTTGACAGTCTTTCTATTGCTACTCTGTTCGATTCTTCTTGTTCAGGGTTTTCTGGAGGAACAAGCCCCACCGGCAGTTCTATGATTCGCTGCATCAATCAATCTGTTGTCGTTTTTGAATCTTCTGAGAAAGCGGCCACTGTGGCGGTTGGCTTAAACGCAAATGCAGGCCATGTGATTGTTGATACAAATCGAGGCAAAAATCTATTGGATCTATCATCATCGGAAGTTTCTTTCGGTGGCGGCATTTCTCCTGGGGACGGACCTGGACCTCTGTAATATGCTTCATCAATACTCAGATCATGTTGTTATAGACGGTTCTTTTACTGTAAGCATGTATCACGTAAAATTGTTGGAACCTACTTTTCCTCATCTTCCGGAAGGTTCAACCTCTAGAATTTACGTTCCCGGACAATTTCATGTTCTAGCCGGCCCAGGTGTGGCAACGGTAAACGATAAACTTTCTTGGCCTATAGGTGACCGTGTAATAAGTCGCAAGGATGAATTCAGAAAATTACAAGAACAATATGAAGACGAAGAATTCCGACGAAAGAAACAAGTAGAAGAAGAAAAATTCAACAAGTTATCATACAAGGAAAAAAGACGACTTTCCTATCCACCAATTGAAGAAATGGTTGTAGCTTTGTGGGAACATGTTTTTGAAAATCCATCGGCCGCCCAGGCATTTCAAGAAAAACGCCTAGAAGTCAAGAAAAAATATCCTAAACTTCGACAGCAGCAGGATTCCTAAAAATGGCAAAAATATCAACCAGAGATGGCCTTATAACTTATTGCTTGCGAGCTTTGGGGCACCCGGTTTTGCAGATCAACGTCGATCCAGAACAATTGCAGGATCGTGTCGATGATGCCTTGCAGTTTTTTCATGAATATCATTTCGATGGTTCTGAGCGAGTATTGTTAAAGTATCAATTGACCCAGAACGACATTGATAATAGATATATTTCTCTGATTAATGAAGGAGTTGATAGTTTTGGTGGTCAAGAAACCCAAGAAGTAGTCGAGGCGGGGTTAACCGGAAGCATTGGTATAGAATCAACGATAACAACGGTCATACAAGTATTTTCGGTATCTCAATCTTCATATGGAATGTGGGATATTCGATATCAATATGCATTGAATGATTTGTATGCCATGGGTTCTATAGATTTGGTTCATTATTCCATGACCCAACAATACCTTGCCGCGGTTCGACAGATATTAAGCCCGGACAAGATTATACGATTCAATCGTCGAGGTAACAAACTATATTTCGACGGAAGAATAACCAATCTGGTCGCCGGCGACTATATGATTATCGAGGCATATAGAATATTGGATCCTACTGCTTTTCCTGAAGTATATGACGATATGCTATTGAAACGTTATTGCACTCAATTGTTCAAACGTCAGTGGGCGCAAAACCTACTGAAATACAGCGGAGTGCAAATGATTGGGCAAACGACACTAAACGCACAAGATATGTGGGATCAAGCCGACAAAGAAATCAATAAGATAGAAGATGAAGTTGTAAAACGTTGGGAATTGCCTCCCGTTATGCAAGTAGGATAAAATGCCAACTAATCCATACTTCAACAAATATAACTATGCTACAGAGCAAAACTTAGTTGAGGATTTGGTTGTCGAGTCGATACAAATTCAAGGCATCGATGTCGTCTATTTGCCAAGAGAAATTGTTAACTTGGATCAGATATTAGGTGACGATCCGAACTCTGCGTTTTTGACCAGCAAATCTATAGAAATGTATGTTCAGACTGTCAACGGGTTTCAAGGAGACGGGGATATTCTTTCGAAATTTGGGCTACAGGTGCGAGATAGTGCATCTTTGGTTGTATCCAAAAAAAGATTTCAAACAGAAACAGGATTGGTTAGACCTAGAGAAGGAGACCTCATCTATCTTCCTCTCACCAAGGGATTTTTTGAAATCAAATTTGTCGAACACGAAAATCCGTTCTACCAGTTAGGCAAAAACTACGTTTTCACTTTATCCGTAGAACTGTTTCAATACAACAACGAACAATTCGACACCGGAGAAGAAGAAATCGACGCTATTGCCGATATTCAGAAGTATTCTATCTACTTTTCTACAGTTCCCGTTACTGGAACATTTGAAATTGGCGATTCGGTCTATCAATATACAAACGGTTCAATGACCGGAGCCTCGGGCGCATCTGGAGCAGATGCTTACGGTGTCGTGAAGTCTGTGCAGGGAACAAAAATAGAAGTATTGAATTCTACTGGTAAGTGGTATGCTTCCGATACCACAAATCGCTATATAACCAAAACAGACATGACAGCATACAGCGAAATAACTGCGATAACGAACAAGATTGACGAATTCGTTGGATTCGATAACAAAGAACTTCAAGATAGAACAAATACTGATATTGATTTTGGAGAAAGAAACGCCTTCGGTGACGTATAATGCTTGATACCTTTTATCACAATATTATCAACAAAACCTTAGGTGCGTTCGGAACTCTGTTCAACGAAGTTTATTATCGTCAATTTTCTCCGCAAGGCACAGAAATCAGCCGTATCAAAATTCCTATTGTATACTCGGATAAGCAAAAGTTTATTGCAAAACTACAGCAAGACACCCCCGATCTTGTTAGAAGTTTCGAAACAACTTTTCCTCGAATGGGATTTCAGATTAAAGGAATTCGTTATGCTCCGGAAAGAAAAACACAAACAACCACAAAGACATATTCCGCCAGCGTTGACGGCTATAGTTCAGAATGGAGATTCGAAAAAGTTCCGTATGACATTGACCTGTCCTTGTACATCATCACCAAAAACACCGACGAATTTTTTCAAATCATAGAACAAATTCTTCCATACTTCACACCAGATTACACTATTACTATCAAGAGATTTGGTTCATTAGACCAACGCATCGATATACCAATTGTATTTACGGGTCTAGACATAAACGAAAACTCGGAAATCTTCGACGAACGAAAAACCGTTGAAGCCACTCTCAATTTTGTGGCAAAGATACATCTAAGTGGTCCAATCAGAGAAGCAAAAGTTATTAGAGAAGTGGATGTGAATTTTCATAGATACTTACCAGACGGAACCTATAGTGCCGCGGCCGGACTGACCTTTCTCACTGTTCAGTTGCAAGTTTCAAACGGAATAACCGCGGGCAGCATAGGAAATACCGGAGCGTTCAGTACGCAGATTTTTGAGTATGGGACATAATATGTCCATTGGACAATCATTAGGAATTTCTGGAGGAAACAATCACGATCTTGCAATTGATCGTACAAAATATGTTTCTTCACAAGTAATTGATGTTGTACATCAAACCCAAAAATCTATTTCTGCCGTCGAAACAGAACAAGATATACGAGACATACGAAATAATCTAAAGCGGCTTATTAGCGCGGCAGAAGAAGCCGTGGAAGATTTTTTGGTCATAGCCAAAGATTCGCAGCATCCCAGAGCATTTGAAGTTCTGGGAGGGTTAATTTCGCATACAGCCGCGGCAAATCAAAGTCTTTTGGATTTGCACGACAAGATAACTCAGCTGCGAAGAGATGAAACTACACCATCACAAAAAGCCGATACCATAAACAACAATCAGATCATTGTGAATTCTACCGATGAATTGTTGTCTACATTGAAAAAAATGAAAGAAACCAATGGCACAAAATCCTAATTCTTATTTGGGAAATACATTACTCAAAGGTACGAATGTCAAAATCAGTTATAC